AAGTTGATTATAGAACTTCAGACGGAACACCTCTTGCCTCAATTAAACCTGGCACAATTCAAGATTGTCGAAAATTTATGGAAAGATATAAAAATACAGACAATTTTGATATCTATGGTTATACTCAGTGGGGCCATCAATTTATAACTGAAGAATATGATCTTACAAATTACGATTTATCTAAAGTCAGAATCTGCACAATTGACATTGAAGTTGAATGTGAACATGGGTTTCCAGATGTTGAGAGTGTGAAAGAAAAGATAAATGCAATTACAATGAAGGATAGTAAAACAGGTGATATATATGCATTGGGAGTTGGACATTTTCATACAGATCGTGAAGATGTTCATTATTTAAATTGTGGTGATGAAAATACGTTACTAGAAAAGTTTATTGAGATTTGGCAGGTCATCAATCCTGATATTGTTACAGGATGGAATTGTAAATTTTATGATATACCGTACTTAGTTCGTAGAATTTCTTATTTGATGGGTGAGAAGGCAATTAAACCATTGTCGCCATGGGGTGTGGTAAATGAAGGAACTATTACATACATGGGTAGACAGCATGTGGTATATAGTTTGTTTGGTGTTGCAATACTAGATTTTATGGATTTGTATAAGAAGTTTACCTATGTCAATCAAGAAAGTTATAAGTTAGATCATATTGCGTATGTTGAATTGGGTGAGAAAAAACTTAGTTATGAAGAATATGGTAATTTTTACTGGTTCTATAAGTCCGATTATCAAAAATTTATTGAATACAACATTAAGGATGTAGAATTAGTTGATCGCCTTGAAGATAAGATGAAACTTATCGAATTGGCAATGACGATTGCATATGAGGCAGGAATTAATTATGAGGATGTATTTTCACCTGTTAAGACATGGGATGCATTAATCTATAATCATTTGATTAAACAAAACATAGTTATTCCACCAAGACAAACAGAAAAAAAGATTGGTGAATATGAAGGTGCCTATGTAAAAGATCCACAAGTAGGTATGCATGATTGGGTAGTTTCTTTTGATTTGAATAGTCTATATCCACATTTGATTATGCAATACAATATTTCACCTGATACTATACGTAATGATATTCCAATATTTTCTACAACAGTTGATAATTTGGTTTCTGGTGA